CACGAAGCCAAGGGTTGCAGATGGCTGGACAGATTGCAATTCCTTCAATCGCTTTGCGTGCTGGAGGTCAGGACGACTTCCAAGCAGGAAGCGGCGACGGTTCTGGATTCGTTCCAACTGTTGTACCTGCTGCAATCGAAGCACTGCGCGCCCCTACCGTAGTCGAAGGACTGGGTACGACAATAATTCGAAACGCGACCGGTAACTTGCAGTTTCCACGTGTAAGCAACAAAGCAGTTGGAACAGGTGAAACAGAAGTTTCAGCGGATGCAGCTTCTACCATGGAAATGGATGAATTGTCATTGACTCCACAACGTGTAGCAGCAAACACCAAGTACAGCAAGCAACTTGTATTGCAGGGCGGTGCAGAGGTTGATGCTTTGATTGCTAACGAGCTGGCGGCAGCCATGAACGCTTATGTAGACGACTATGCTTTTGATACTATCATGGCGTCAACTGACGTAGATGTTTACAACACTGCCGACGCTGCTTTGTCTGCAGTAGTTGCAAACGCAATGGAAGCCGCAGTGCTTGCAGCAGGTGGAAACCTCGGAGGCGCTTCATACGTTATGAGCCCACAGGCTTACTTGCTTTCAAAGTCTGTCGCACAGGTTTCGGGCGTGACTCCATTGTGGGAAAATGGTCAGTTTAATATGTACAACGCAGTTGCGACACCTTACTTGGTGAATGACACGCTTGACGCAACTGGAACAGGTGGCCGAATGATTTTCGGAAACTTTGCACAGGGCGGAATCTTGGCTTACTTCGGTGGCATCGATTTGCTTGTTGACCCGTACAGCGACGCAGGCACTGCACAAATTGCATTGCACGTCAATCGTTTCTTTGACTTCGATTTGCGACAGCCCGGCGCATTGAGCCGAGCGGTGAAGCTCTCCTAATTTGGTTAGGTTATAGTTTGGTGAAAGGGGGGCTTCGGCCCCTCTTTTTTTTGTCCGTATTTTAGCGACATGATGACCGTAGAAATAACAGGCACGCCCGACCTGAATAGCATTATTACCGTGGCACAGCTAAAGGAACATTTGCGCGTGGATCACACGGACGAAGACACGTTAATCGAAGCCTATCGAGATGCAGCGATAGCGTGGGTTGAGGACTATTGCAACACGCGGCTCGGTGATGTTACCGCCGTGGGATATATTGATTTCTTTTACAACGTCCGTCTGCCTATTGGCCCGGTCAACTCCATCACCTCGGTGCAGTACACGGACACGGCGAACACAACGCAGACACTACCGACAGCTAAATGGTGGGCCGATATTAAAACCAAAGCCGCGCGGATCACATTCGATAGCGTGCCCGATCTTTACGACGACACATTTAACGCGGTGCAGGTTAACATGAATGTAGGATATGCCGAGGCCGATATACCAAAGCCGTTTATTACTGCCATTCGGTGGATGGTTGCACACCTATACGAACAGCGGCAGCCAGTTGTGGCGGGCACGATTGCCAACACCTTACCGCTCGGCCTGTACGCTATCTTAAACCCTTACCGCGTTATCACATCAGTATGAGGATAGGACAGAGCGACAGACGAATAGAGGTGCAGAGCTACACCACCAGCGCCAACGCATACGGTGAGCGCGTGCCGTCATGGTCCACGCTGGTCACGGTTTGGGCTGAACTGATGAAGGCAGGCGAAGGCATGGCCGAGAAGATCACAGGCGATCAGGATACACCAGTGCAGCGGCTACGGTTTAAGATCCGCAGCAGCACGGACACGCGGGCAATCAATCCAGCGGACCGCGTTATATACAATAGCAACACGTACACCATACAAGGCATTGAGGAAGTTGGCCGCAACGATCAACTTATCTTACTCTGCGAAATAACTGGAACACATGGCACAGGGATCACTTGAGGCCAAAGGTAGCGGCGTAGGCTTTGAAGGAATCGGCGCAGACATTAAGCCGCTGCTGAAGCAATTCGAACAGCTGCGCAAACAGGTCAGCGATCCGAAGGTGCAAACACGGATCCATCGAAGCGTTGGCAACCTTTACAAAAAGGAAATGCTCGGCAATATTCAGGACGCTAGCGAGGTGATCCGCATACGCAGGGGCAAAGGCCAGCCGCTCGACATTAAGCCCGGCACGCTGAGGCGATCGATAAAGGTGTGGCAAATTGATAAACGTTACAGCACTTTTTGGGTTGGTCCGCGTGTAGGTAGGCGCGCACCAAAAGACGCGGATGGATGGTTTGCCAACATAGTCGAAGGCGGTGATCAGAAGTTTGGAGGCAACAAACAAAAGGGTTTGTTTGCGCGATCCATAGCCAACACACGCGGAGCAGCGTTAACGGCTATGAAAAAAAAATATGAATTTCAGATAAGAAAGGCCGCGAGAGAGAAAGCAAAAAAGCAAAAGAAATGAATGCAGGAATAGCAGCGTACGTAATACTTACGCAGAACACAGACGTTACCGACATCGTTGGCGTCAACATCTTTCCCGAGGTTGCAGAGCAGGAAACCGCCACGCCGTTTATTGTTTACCAACTGTTGAGCGTAGCGCCTGAAGATACTCACGACGGGCCGAGTACGTTGGACGAAGTACGCTTTGAATTCTTGTGCTATGCCGATAGCTATGCCCTTGCCGCTGATCTCGGCAGCAAGGTACGCGGCGCACTGGATCGCGTCAGCGGCACATACAACGGCGTGAACGTGGAGAGCGTCCAATTTAATGACGTCGATATTGACACGATTGACGCGCCGCGCCGCTTCGCGCAAGTGCTTACGTTTACGTTTCGGATTAAGCGCGATAACGTAGAGATTGCACAGGGCACACCGGTCACAGGTGCAAAGCTCGGCGATCTGTACGACGTTGACACCACAGGCGTAACCGATGGCCAGGTGATTGCCTACGATGCAGCAGCGCAGGAATGGCAACCAGCAGACGACGCGGGCGGCGTTACTGAGTTGGGGCAGTTGACAGATGTACAATTCGGTCAGGGCGGGCCCGAAACGGGCGAGCTATTGAAGTACGACGGCAGCGAATGGACAAACGACAGCATCGTTAAAAGTGAGATAGGACTTGGTAACGTGGACAACACCAGCGACGCAAATAAACCCGTCAGCACGGCCACGCAAACCGAACTAAACGCCAAGGCAAACAGCGCAGACTTTAGCAACGTGGACAACACCAGCGACGCGGATAAGCCAGTGAGCACGGCAACACAAACGGCACTAAACGCAAAGGCCGATACTAGCGCCGTACCTACGGATTTAAACGACTTGAGCGACGTTACAATAGTCGGCACACCGGCAGGCAATCAGGCGCTAATTTATGACGCTACAGCGGGCGCGTTCAAATCGCAGGTGAGTTATACCAACCGTTTTGAAGATGAGGTTGAAACGGGAAAAGATATGCCCTTGATATTTGCAGAACGCGCGTATAGTGTCAAGGGCGAAGGTGACGGGGTTTTCATCGACCCCGAAAGCGACACGCCAACAGCGGGCAAAGTAATCGTGCGAAAGATTTACCACAAAACGGGATTCATTACAGACGCCGACGTTATCGGTGACTACACTTTGATTCACACCTTTGCGGACGATACAGCTTACGCGGATACCGTTGCGACCTTTGAAGGCTTTGAAGATGGCGCAACTTATGGCGTGCCACCGTTCACGTTGCTGCAAACATGGGAGGAAATAGAGCCTTCGACGTACTTGCTTGACCAATCTTATGGAAGCGGAGCAGCGGCGGCATACTCAACGCGTCAACTTCGATTCGCTCAAACCGACTGCATGGTAATTCGCAGGGCATCGGATAGCACGACCACCACGATAGGCTTTGACGGTTCAGGAAACATAGACGAGGCAGCTATTGAAACGTTTTGCACGGGCACAACCTGCACGGTTCAAACTTGGAAAGACCAATCAGGCAACAGTTTTGACTTTTCAGAAAGTAATACTAACATCCAACCACTTATCTATGATTCGGGAGAGATTTTTAAGACAAACGGCAAACCTTCAATAAACTTTACAACAAGTGATATTAGGTTAACAAATACGAATTCGATTGTTGATTCTGCTTCTAATATGTGGGTCAGTTGGGTTGCGCGTAGAGATTCAGCAAACGAACAAGATGTCAACCGCGGATTATTTGACACTTTTGGAGATCGTACTGTTTTTGACACAAGTACAGAGGGGTGGCTGTATGATGGGAATTATAGTGGTAACCCTTTTAATTACAATAATTTACGCAGGAACGCCTTTTTAGACTTGCAAGCAGGATCGGGCAACGCATCCGCCTATTTAGACGGTGTTTTGTGGGATACCGATACCTATACTGCAAGCGCAATAAAAACAACGAGTCATCTTGGCTTTGGAGGTTCAGGATATATGAAGGGAGACTTGCAAGAGTTTATTATATGGACGAACAATCAATCTTCAAACCGTACCAGCATTGAAGAAAACGTAGGCGACTACTTCACACAAAACACGCCACTGCTTGACACGTATTCAGGTGCGGCGGCGGCGTACTCTTTGAGGCTTTTGGATTCGACGTATACCGGTTCAGCTATCCGGGTCCGTAGGTCGTCAGACAACACCGAGCAGGATATTGGATTTAACGTATTCTCAGAGCTGGATACGGTGAGCCTTGCGGCCTTCGCAGGTACTGGTAATGCCTTCGTAAAGACTTGGTACGACCAAAGCGGAAACAGCAACGACGCGACGCAGACGACGGCGGCGAATCAGCCAAAGATTTACGACGGGACTACGGGGGTGGTGACGGAGAACGGAAAACCTGCGGTGCAATGGACAAGCAGTTCAATGAACCTTATCGGCACGCCATCATCTACAATTCCGCAACCCTATACACTTTTAGCGGTCGCGTCGAATGATGATTATACAGCATTAGCGGGTATTGCGGATATAAGTCAAGGTTTTTGGCTTGGCTCGCATTACAGAGATGGAGGGAAGAATATAATTAGATTCGGAACTGAAGTTTATGGGTCGGCTTCTACGCCAAACCAGTCTATTTACTACGGACTAGGAGATGGTACAAGTAGCAAATTAGCCGTCAATGGCACCATAGAAGCAACAGGCAACGCAGGAACTTTGGATTTGACAAGGTTCGGCATAGGTGCGACATTTGGATATTTGGGCTACATACAAGAGGTCGTTTATTACCCGTCCGACGAATCTACCAACCGCACGAACATCGAGAGCAATATCAACACCTTTTATAGTATCTACTAATGGCGCAGTATATAATCGTACTTCCCGAAGGAACACTAACAAGCGAACACCGAGCCAAAGCCATCACGCGCGAACTCTACAACATTACAGCGCCGTTAGTTACGCAAGAACCCTATCAAAAAGACGGGACGGTGTTCGGAGTTATCGAACACCCTGACGGAATCCAATTCGCTTTGCAGGTGGATACGGAATACAATATTCCCGTTAGCCCTATGGCGACGCTTGAGAAGCTCATCACGCTAATGCTCGAATTGAGCGAGGTAGAAATCCGACAACTTTCCAGCTACGTACTTAATGCGCAATCGTTCCCGTTTGGGGCAATCGTTCCCAGCACTACGACGGTACGAACGCAGGAATATATGGAAGAAAACGGATGGTTTCCGGATCAACCTGAAATT